TAGCGGTTTACGACGAGCCTGGCAAAGCGTTGCAGACCGAGCTGGGTGCCCTTATGTACCGTGGGGTCGACTCGGGCCGGATCCCCCCGGGCTCCCTGAGCGCGGTAGAATATTGCTGGTCGTACAAGGACATTGTCGGCATTGTAAAACAAAACCTCCGTGGATCTGGAGATCATCCGAGAACTAATCGCACACGACAAGTGGAAGACGCTGGAGACCCACCGTCACCAGAAGGAAATGCTGCTCCTGAGCAGGAGTCTTAAGCAGGAGGAGTCCGGGGTCTCCGACTTCAATTCAGAAACCTCGCACGGACAATGCCAACCCAAGGAACAAGGACTTATCGCCTTAAGCAGCGTCCGCAAAGGCGCCAAAGAATACACTTCAACCTTACCCGGGATTGAAATCCCGGACTTGTACTCCGACCTTATATCAATATCCTGGTGTGGTAAACGGCTTGAGCGTTGGCCGGAAGCCAAAGATGCCAAAGTATCTTTGACCGCTGTTAACAGGATATTTGCAGATTTGATCGACGAGCACGGCCCGGGCAAAGTCCTTGACGCGATTTCTCTGATCCCCGACTTCGATTCCCGAATCGTACAAGATAAAATAAACTCCTTGACGGTTACAGAATCCAAACGGATTATCCACTCACCCTTGTTTACAGAATTTGCAAAACACTACCCGTATATCGAACTCGACCTTCTCGAAGAAGCTTATGGCAACTGCAACGAAAACTTTGTTGAGGCTGGTGTAAAGCTTTTGAGGAAGAATTTTCCTGATAACCCCCCCAGCGAGTTTTCCAGTCACGCTAATTGGAAACAAAGCTGCCACCAACACTTACCGGAGTACCTGAAACAATGGCAAAAAGATCTAAGAAGCATTCAGACGAGAATGAGAGTCGCGCAAAAGGCGTGGACGGCATAAACATCTTGACCGACGGGAGTTCTGGCGTATATCTAGACGGCGCGGAAGAGGTGATTGACATGTACGAGCGAGGAGGCATGGACCGAGAAGCGTTGTACGATGCGATTATGAATCTGGATGTTGTGTTTAAATCCAAAGACCCTAGGGGTTGAAAATTCGTTGAAGGCTAGAAAGAAGAATAAATCTTTGTAATGGCAGATCAGCCTACCGACAAAAAGCGTATAGTAAAAACTGGCTATAACGACCGCCTCTACAACCTGAGCCTGAGTCAGGGAAATGTGGGAGGTTATTTATCAGATCCTTACACGTGGGGAGGTCTTCCGTCCGTCTTAGCCGGAACTATCCTTCCAAGGCGGGACGACATTCTTATCGAGGAGGGTGGAGGCGGCCCACGCGCCATCGAGTCTTATACCCGGCTGTTTAATGACAGTGCGGTTATAAGTGCGTGGGAGAAGCTTGTTGGCGAGATTATACAACGCAAGTGGGAAGTGTTTCCGGCTTCCGACTCTGACAAGGACGAGGAAATCGCGGAATTCGTACGTCAAACTATCTACCACCTCGGGACGAATACCCGGCAGACCAGGGGGCGCGACATGCTCGCTACTTCTAACTCCGGCTTTGACTCTTTCGTACGAGGAATGTGCGAATCGTTAATACTCGGTATAAGTATTGGCGAGATTTGCTGGATGCGTCAAGGGGGCTACGTTGTCCCCGCCGAAATCAAGATACGAGATCCGCGCCGGTTCCAGTTCGTCCTGAATGAAGACGGGTCTATCAGTCCTAGAGTAATCACTATACAATCCCCTGTAGAAGGCCTTCCGATCCCTATGCGCAGCATGGTCATTCACAGGCACTGGGCGTATAGTAATAACATGGACCCTTATGGTACAGGACTAGGGCGTCAGTTGTATTCGTTAGTAGAATTCCGGCGTACTTTGATGAGTTTCTGGCTTCAATACGCAGATAAGCATACAACCCCAACAGCAGTAGGCAAATTCAGCCTCGGAACCCCGGAGGAAGAGGTTAAATCGTTGTTCACCGCGTTACAACGGCTTGGCCAAGAGACCGCCATTGTAATACCAGACGAAATGGATGTCGATTGGCTAAGCGGGGGAGAAGGAAGACCAGAAATGTACGAGAATATTATAAGTTATATTGATAGGCAGATCTCTTTTCTTATTAACGGTGAGTCGACAGTAGGACAGGACACAGGATCAGTCGGCAGCTACGCTAGGGATAACGTGGCGGACAGTGTTCGAATGCGCAAAGCGAAAGCGTTCAGCGAGCAGATTGACGAGACGTTAAACGCTACTCTTGTACGTTGGATTGTAGAACTTAACTATCCCGGCTCGTCAGTGCCCCGGCTGCGCCGGAACTTCGAAGACCTTGAACAGCGCGAAGATCCGGTAAAAGTTGTCCAGATAATGTCACAACTCCAGGCCTTGGGATACCAAATCTCTGACTTGGACTGGGTCAGAGACAAGCTTGAAATCCCGTCTCTTGAAAAAGGCGAAGTACCCGGCATGGATGGAATGATGCCGGGAATGTCGGAATCTCAACCAGGAGCCTTTCCTAAGGGCATTGTTCACCAGAAAAAGGACGAGCCGGAACCTCTGGTTATGGGCGAAAAGACACTCGGCCAACTCGTTTCGCGCAACAACTACGTGTCTGCCGATAACCTTGACTTTTCCGAGTTTGATGAGTCCGGCGATCTTAAGGACAAGACGGTCAGAGATAAGGTATCTAAAAAAATTGCGGAAAGATTTAATCAGGGTGGATTGGACGAGGTTGGCTGGGAACGCATCAGCACAGGTATTAGTGGTCTGGACTCCGAAACGTCCAAACTTAACATCGACGAGCATACTACACCCGGCGATATCGTTTTCACAACAAAACGCCTGCTCGAAGAGGTGAGAAATATCCCTGGTGTCGGTTCGAACGAACATTATGGAACGGCTAATCACTATCGGATTGAAATGACGACTTACGAGCAGAAAATAATGCGCGAGGAGGAATTTTCGCAAGACGAGATCAACACGCTTATCGGCATTTACAGTAAGTCCTACCGGTTAAATAGGGCAGTATTGCATCGTGAATGTGTTGTCCTTGATCCTGAAAAGACAGGATACTGGTCTTCATTCGCTCCTTACTTCATGTAATAGTTGAAAGCTGTTTAGGCAACAGCCATTCCACTCTTGCATAATAATGCTTAAGATTCGCCCCTCGACTCAGTCTCAATTCTGGGTACAAGCCACTCCCTGGTCTCACTTTTTCACCTCGTTTTCGGGTATTAGAGATACGGCAGCTACTTCCCAGTACGCTGACGGCATCACCCAGCGCGTTTACCAGCTCAAGGGGGTCAAAACTCTCCAAGAAGCCACTATCTCTGTGCCTTTCGACCCCCAAATCCACTACGATATTGTGGATTTTTGGAAGTCTCATGGGTGTGAATTCGTAACCGTTTTCATTACTCCTGTAACTTGTGGTGAAGATCCCCGCCCCCTTGGGACGCGGAGAATTATCGTGCCCGACGCGCAGTTTACCTCGCTTAATTTCGGACAAGTTGACAGGACTTCCGGTACCCCCAGCACGATCGAAATGACGTTCGTGATGGACAGTTTCCAATTCCGTTGACACTTGGCTAGGCTTTTTGGCCAAGGAAACTGCCTAACTACGGGTCAGCAAGACGCTGTAGGTGAAATAGAAATCGCCGACACGTCTTGCTACGGAGTTTATATTAACACGTGCGGAGTTGACGCTCGAGAACTGCTATTGCTCTACCCTATATACAATCCTTTGGCCGGTTTGTTCCTTACAAAATGGGGAGAAATTAACATCCCATGGGGCGATATTGATCGGGAGTGGGGCGATGTTAAAATTGAGTCGGATTTTGGGTATTTTCAAGGGGACAGAGTCCTATGGTTCGAGGGGGATGGAGATTATCTTGTTGTATACGAGGCGGTTGATGACATTGACAAAGGGCTAGGCCCTTTCAACCCCGATCAATGGCTAGAAGTTTGCAGAATCCGAGTAACAGATAGATCTTTGCTATCAGAAATAATTACAAGATATCCTTATTGGTCGGGATCAATTGAGCAAGGAATTGTGAAAATAGATACTGAATGTGGTGATTATAGCTGTTTGTATATAACTAGCACCGCTATAGTTTCTGAAGTCTCGCCTCCCAACCCCGAGTTCTGGACAAGAGTATTTTGCTCGGAGAATGGCAAGGATAATACTTGCGGGAAAGTGATAAAATGCGGCCCCAACAGGACTCTGGTATCTCTCTCGTCTGAAGATAACGATTTAATATGCGTTCCAGTTGAAAGCTTTGACGGTATAGGGCCTAGGAAATGAGCAACATTTATGGAAAATCTTGCACTCCTAATCTGGGCGGGGTAAGCAATTTTTATACAAAAGAAGAGGTAAGATCTCTTTTACGTGGTGAGCGCATAGACTGTACTTCTACTGACACCGGCAACGCGAAAAAGCT